GCCGATGGCATCGATCTTTTCCTGCCATTGCTTTTTCTCAGCGTCACGTTTTTCTTCCAGAACTTTAATGTTTGCTTCCAGAGAATCGATCTCTTCATCATAGAGCTTTTCCGCATAGGAGATCAGGTCTTTGAGATTGTTCTTTCTCTCGTCATAATAATCTTCCCACAGTTTCTTGATGCCTTCCAGAATATCTTCTTCATTTTTCTGATATTCCTCGAGATATTTTTCGTGCATTACGGAGGATTCGCCAAAATAGCGTTCGTTGAGGTCCATCCTTGTTTTCCAGTAATCTTCATCGGAGATGAGACCCAGCTTGTGCATACGCTCCAGTTCTTTTAATTCTTTTTCGTATGCTTCTTTGTGTAAGTCTTTTGAGCTGCCGGAACTGTCACCGGATTTTTTGCTGCCGCCTGCACCTTTAAAATCAACATTAACTTTATCAAAATGAAAGATATCTTCCTGAGCTTTTTTACCAAGTTCTTCAATTTTACTGTTATAATAAGATACCATTGATTCATTGCCTTGTGATTCAGCGAGGGCAAGTCCACTTTTTGCTCTGGCAAGCAAAGATAGATTTTCTGTAGCAATACCTGTGGCGTGGGCGAGAGATAACAGATTAGTTATATCTGCCGAAGTATCTAAGAAGACACCATTTACAGCGGCTTTTTTTAGAGCCAGGACCATTAATTCCTGAGCACAAACATCAGATGTGGCAGCTTCCTCCAGATACTCATTGATATCCTGCTGTGTCGCATCGGCAACATCTTTGCCCGTCTCTGCGAGAAATTGTTTTTCTAACGCAAGTTCCTGTGTTTTTTCATTCAATGCATCGTATACAACTTCCTGAGCATTAGCGACACCCATCTCTTCAAGTTGTTTTACGATAGATTCAGCAGTTTCTTCATTCAGATATTCTAAAGTTTCTGTGCTATAGAGATATGCTGTAGCAAGGTCATTAAATGCTTGTTGAACCTGGTCAGCAGTAGAAGCAGAATTTGTAAGCGTATCAAAAAATGGATCCAGTGTAGATTCATCAAATACCACACCAACTTCTTTTTCAATCTCCGCAAATACTTCACGTAGTCCATCAAGCATGGAGTTGTCTACATTATTAAGAGAAAAGCCCTCTGTTGTGAAGATCTCTTTATATGCTTCTCCAAGTTTTGCAAACTGTGGCTCTAATTGCGTTGCTAATTGTTGGATAGAAGAGGAGATAGTCGGAATAAAAGAATCATCAATAAGTTCTACATTATTAGCATTCTTTTTAGCTTCTGTATAGACATTCATTGCCAAAGCGGCATCAGTGATGCCTTCCGTTACCTTCTGCCATAATTCAATATTCTGGGCAATTTCTGCTTCTGTACCAGATAAAATATTTTCATTCCAGAAATCCTGAATTAATTTACCAGTTTCATTTGTGGCTTCTACTCCGGTATTACTGTAATTATATCCGCCTAAATATGTCTTTGCCCTATTGAGGTCTCCGATATATTTTTTAGCGATCTGTTCTGCGCTATCATCATACGTTCCATTCAGTTTCTGAATATCAGTGATCATCAATTCAACTGTGTCGTACATCTGTTGCCATTGAGAAAGCTGTTCTTTAGCAGTAGCAGTCTGATCTTCCGTCAGATTTCCGCTATCTAACTGGCTCTGGAGATATTCTATGTTGTCAGCATATTTACCAAGATTGATGGTAAGCTGATTTTCCTGATTAGAAAGTTGATCAATATATTTTGTTTCTTTGTTTTGGGCATTATCAATTCTTTTCTGATATTCATCCCATGCTTTAGAGCCTTCTTCTACAGTAGCCTGTAGCTTTTTCCACTCAGATATCTGATCTTGAACTTTAGTTATATCTTCGGTTCTGTTATCATATTTGAATTTTAGACCGGCATAACTATCTTTGTTCTGATAATTCATTTCGCCGAGATATTGTGTATGCAGGTTATCTTTATCAAACAGATCAGTAAATTTATTGCCAGTTTTCTCATCAAATAGCTGTGCCTGTTCTGCTTTCAGGATCCTCTCATCAAGTTCCAGTCTGCGCTCAAGGTATTCTAACCGGCGTTTCTCCGCATCAGTGACATCCTGTTTCTGGGAGAGTTCATTATATTCGGATTGCAGCGTTTCTATAGATGAACTTAGTTCTGATATTTTCTTTTCCTGTTCTTCAACTGTGATGTTGAGAGTATCCCATAGTTTTGATGCTGCTTTGATTGCGACATTTACAGCAAGCATGATTGCCATGTTTGCGGCTACGGATTTTAGAGATGCTGTGAATTTGGAAGCAGAAGAGGAGGCTTGATTACAAATGGCATCAAAATCTGACATTGTTTTTTTACCGTTTGCAACATCTTTAGCAACATTTTTAATATTATCGCTGAGATCAGGAAATTTATTTACTAATTTATCAATGTTTTTTCCTGATGCATATAATTCTTTAAAACTATTTGAGAACGCAGATATGTCAGAAGACATATTTTTTATTCGTTTAATCTCATCCCAAATAGTGGTTTTGCTTCCATTAGAGTCATAGTTTACAACGTTTATAATATTTGTTATAATCACGATATAAATCTTGAAAATTTATACCATAATGGAGGCGAAATGTCTAAATTTGTAAGATTTTGTAGAAATTGTAATGAAAATAGTAATAATGAATCATCGTTAAGAGGAAAAGGATATTCTATATACTTACCAGAGGATAAATATATTTGTGAAATATGCGGTGAAGAATTAATAGATTTATCTATGCTATCATTAGATTATGATATACTTACCAATATATCTAATGATCTAAGATTTATTGAATCTATGATAGAGTTATCCGAAAGAAACCCAATTGAATATCAGCTTAAAATGTCACAATTTAAAATAAATTCCAGTAGTAAACAAGAAAACAATACTCCTAAATGCCCACACTGTAATTCAACTAATATTAAACCCATATCAGGATTAAATAGGGGAGCATCTATTGCTATGTGGGGTATTTTTAGCAAAAAGATAAACAAAAGTTTTGAGTGTATAAATTGCAAATATACATGGTAAAGGAGTTTGTCAATATGTTTCCAAAAGAGATTATTAAAATATTTCAAAAATATCAAGATAATAATGAAAGTACTCTATAGATACCTTTTTGTCGATCCTGATACCCACCGGGTTATCGACCAGCTTGCATAATTGTTTTATTTCCGCGAGGCAGTCGCCATATTATTCCAAGTAACAGGTGGATCGTGTGATATGTGCTAAGCAGGGCAGTAGTAATAACTACAGTTCATTCCCCTGTTCGTTTCTCAGGGCATTTCGCCCAGGTTACGGATCACGTATATTGCGGCAACGATGTACAATTACGCCTGTACACCTCCGTGTCTTGTCGGCCTCTCGCACGATATAACATCATGAAATCACACTTTCATTTAGCATTTATACCGTGTCGGTCTTACCATTGTCATATATTTCTATATTTATCAGCAACACACCTTATTAAAATCCAATATTTAATAAAGCTTTTTTGCAGTGTTGACAGTCCCCATTTCTGGTCTTACGGCTTTAACCGATATTCGACATTTGTTTAGGATTTTATAATCCAAGGACTAATCCCGCTCGATGAATGACCAAATCGCAGGATATCACTAAGTTAATCATATGGCATTATTATATGATCTTATAGTAACGAGCTTGTAAACTATGACGTAATTGTAACATAATTCGTTAACCCTAATCCTTTTGCACCGGCATATCCACTGCCGATCGTACTAATAGTTCCAAATGAACCAAGTTTAGATGTCAATTTATCTACAACAGAAAGCAAACCATTTAATCCATTTGCCCCCGCAATAACCGAATCAGATTTGACAATATTATTTACAACTTTAGTAAACGTGTTGCCAAGTCGATTCATAGAACCTTCCCAGTTATTTGCAGAATTCATGGCTTCTTCCATTGCGGATCCATCGCCTTCAGCATAATCTTTTAACATTTTCTCATAAAGTGACCAGTTTTCCAATAGCGCGTTCAACTGATTGCCGCGATATTTTTCGCCAACTGCACTTATGAGGTTTGCTCTACGAGCATCAGATTCATCTAAAGCAGTGTATGCTTCTGATAATTCTTTTAGGATCTGCATAGGATCACGAAGAGAATGCACACCATTTTTCACTTCTTTTAAAGATACACCCAATTCTTCACATGCTTTTTCATATTTACTTAATGATTCAGCATCAATAATTTCCCCATCTTCAACTTCTCCTTCTACTTGCCGGATATTCATAAGAATACCTTTCCAGGCTCTGGCAGCAACATCACCACCCTGCCCTGTGGCAGCGATCATTGTGCCCATAGCAGCAGTTGCCTTATCAACAGCTATACCAGAACTTGCTGATTGAGAAGCGGCAATCTTAGTTGCTTCTGCCAAATCTTTCATAGATAAAGAGTTTCTGATGGAGATATGGTTTTGACCATCTAAAACTTCATTTAATGCTTTTGTGTTTCCTTTTAACTTATAAGCAGCATCAGTAGCAATGAGATAGTCATTTGCTAAATCAGCTTCCATATCACCGGCTGATTGCGCAAGTGTACTTAATTCAGCTAAATCTTCCGCATTTTCATAACCTGCACGATACATCTCCTGAATGCCGGTAAGATAATCAGGTGCTTTTCTGCCGTATTTACTGGCAGTACTAAAAGCAGACATTCCAAGCTTCTCTAAATCAGACTTACTTAATTGATTGGCGGTTTTGCCGATTTCTGTTAAAATACTGTTTATATCTTTCAATTCAGTAACAGCATTTTTAGCTTTGGAAATTAATAGCATTACACCTGAACTTACAGATAACCATTGCTTAAAACTTTGAGCGGCTTGTGACATCTGATCCTTAAGGGATGCACCTAATCTGCTGAGAGCACGCATGGAATTTATATGTGCTTCATTAGCGGCACTGACTTCTTTGGGAGCAGTGCCGGAAGTATCTAAAATAGTATTAATTTTTGCAGGATCTTTTTCAAGTTTCTTTTTTAATTTATCAAAACAAGTTTTTATACCTTTTTCTTCTAGTTTTGCAACTATTTTCAGTATAAAATCGTTATTCTTCAAATTTTAATTACCTCCGTTATCTATAGGTTCTCGTATTGGTTCCTCCTATCACTGTGTTCCGGAACCAAAACTTTCACTTTCATGAATAATTTCTGCCAATTGATTATCAATAAAAGTGGCGATAATGCCATAAACCATTCCTTTAAGTTTCCATTCATTTTTTTTCATAGTGAAGTAATTTTTAATCATATTTTTTATGCTCCTCTCAACTTTACTGTGAAACATCAACACCAACCATCATTTGTCCATAACTCTAAACATTTTAATAACAGCATCACGAAAAATCGCTCTTCTAAGTAAAAACTACCATGGAATATTTGGTAAAATCGTTGATAACAATCCGACTGCTACACCGCCAATAACTAACCACAATAGCTTTTCTGTAATTCCATCCACCTTTTTCTTTGTCTCATTTGCAGGACGATTTTCTAAAATAGTTACTTTTTCATTTAATTTGTCTTGTCCTGATTTAACTTCTTTAACATCTTCTTTAATATATGTCATGTCTGTAGCAATCGATTTGACAGAAGATGTCAAATCATAAATAGTATCCTGTTTTTCACGTAATTCCCTGAGTTCTGTGTCATGATCATTAAGGCGATGCTCATTAGATTTACAACGGCTATCCACTTCTTGAAGATGAACAGCCAGATCCGTATAATTCTCGCTCATTCATAACTCCATCCTTTTATTCATTGTTCATTTGCTTCCGGGCAGCTTCTAAAAGAATACGAATCTGATCTTTAGTGATAATTTTTTTCCTGGAATTGAACATTTTATCAATAAAATTGATTACATATTCTCTTTTTTTGTCTCCTGATTTTGGTGCATCGAACAATACCTCTGCGGCCTGGACTGCCTTAGTTACCCATTCTGTAATTTCGTCCATTTGTGCTGCTGAGATTTTAGTTTTAACATATGGAACTAAAACACCAGTAATAACAGCACCAATCACAGGAATAAGTAAGAGTATAATATTAAACATTTGATCATTCATTTTAATAATCCTCACTTTCAAAATTAGTATTTTATTATCATCGATCATCAGACACACTTCCTTTTTTCGGCATGTCCATTTGTAATATAGTGCCTGTAGTATGGAGGAAGATTATTTCCAAATGCATTCCTCAGATCGGCATAATTATTTTTGTAGACATTCACATCAAAATTAGCACTTGCCACACGTCCTTCTTTCATTCCATTAGAGCAAAAATGATTGAACAGGGCAGTAGAGTTTGTCCCAAATGCTTTTTTAAGATCCGTATATTTATTTGCATAATAAGCAGAATCAAAGACCAGAGAATAATCTATATTTTCAAAGAAAAATTTGCCCTGATTTGTGACAGGCGGAGTAGAATAATTCGGAGCTGCCGTTTGAACAGAAGTAATACCTGTAATCCCTTTTACAATAGCCTGGGCTACTTTATCAGCATTATAAATCTTAATATCATCTATATCATCAACAAAGCAGCATTCAATAAGTAATGAAGGGGATTTTGTATTTTTGAGAATATATAAAGATGTAGAATATTTCACTCCTCTATTTTTAAATCCTAAATGGGATATTGTGTTTACAATATTTTGTGCATACTTCTTAGCTTTGGAAGCAGAGGAGTAAACAAAAACTTCTGTGCCAGTAGTCTTTCCGTTTCCTTTTCTATCGCTTGCTCCACTGTTAAAATGGATGCTTATATCAAGGTCTACAGAGTGAGCATTGCATTTGGAAACAATCTTTTTTAAAACATCATTCTGCGAAATTCCATTGTCAACTGTACAATCATACACGGTATGTCCTTGTGATTTAAGCATCGAAATTACTTTATCTTTGACAATTCTTGCCTCTGTAGATTCCTTAATGAATCCGATTGCGCCACATGCTGCTTTCCCATCAGGGTTATGTCCTGCATGTATATTGATTTTCATTTTACCAGATCCTTTCATTGCTGAGTTAGAATCAGAAATAGTATCATATTTAGTAAGATTATATTTATTAATTACATTCATTAGATTCTGAACATAATTTATAGAAGTTGCATATCCATCTTTTTTTATATTTTCAAGGTATGTTTTTGGGGCAGTAACATACTTTAAATTTGAATAATTCGAGATATTTATAAAATCAAAATAACCTTGCACTCCTGCTTCCATTGTGGCAAATTTAACCCACTGCATATTAGAAGATATATATGACCCATTGCTATTTTGTTCAGATCCAATTTTATTGTAAATTCCACATGCTGAAGGGCATCTGCCTGCCCTGTATTTCAAGCCAAAATAATTATGTGCATTTTTTGCCAGTTCTGATGTACCGGATGCTGATTCAAGTATGGCTTGTGCTATGATTGGCGAACATACATTAATTCCATACTTAGGAGCATATTTTTGTATAAGTGGTGCAATTTGTTCTATAAATCCCATAAATCACCTCCAAATAAAAAAGAGTCGGACATATTTCCAATGTCATTTAGTTACTCGATAGAATTATCGTTAGGGTTTTGCCCACATAATCAGGAGAAGCAGGCTAAAGCTAATGGGATTTCTGGCGGAAACTTCTTAAATTTTCGACACTCTGTTTCAATATCCCGCATACAAAATTTAATTCTTCCATGGTTTCTTTTCCAGAGAACGTCATCCTGATACAAGAATGAATATCATGCTCGTCTATACCGATAGCAGATAGGGTGGTGGACGGAGTTAAATTGCCGGAAGTACATGCTGATCCTGTGCTGACTTGTATGCCGTTCATATCCAGCAGAATCATAAGGGATTCCCCTTCAACGCCTTTAAAACAAATGAATAAATTGTGAGGTAATCTGTTTCCTGATTCTATTGGAGCACCAACTAAATAACTATTTGGGATGTTTTTTACTATGTAATTGTATACATAATCCCTGTTGGCTGAAGAAATAGAAGAGTAGTCATATTCTTCAAGAGCTTTGCCTAATGAAGCAATATTTAAGACGGGTTCTGTTCCTGCTGCAATTCCATTTTGCTGACTTCCATATATTAGTGGCTTCAAATTGACACCATTCTTCTTCCATAAAATACCAATCCCTTTTAATGCATGAAGTTTATGTCCACTAAATGTCAAAATGTCAATATATTTTCTCCATAGTTTCATATTTACCTGATATGATGGAATATAACCAGTGGAATCAACAACTAAAATCCCATCATGCCTATGTACAATATTGCCAATTGCAGTTACATCATTTATTGTTCCGATTTCCGAATTAGATGCCTCTAAACAAACAAGCGGTTTCCAATGATTATGTTTTGTCAGGATATCTTCTAAATAAACTATGTCTATTTCTCCGTCAGCATTTACTTTTAGAGGTATAGAATATCTGCACGATTCGCATACTTTTAACATAGATTTGTGTGCGGTAGGAGAGTAGAATACTTCATACTGATTTTCCTGTGAATTATCGGATACTAAACCTTTTACTGCTAAAGTATTACCGGCTGATCCAGATGGAACGAAATAAATTTCTTTCTCATCTGCATTAATAAATTCTGCAACTGATTGTCGTGATTCTGATATAATCTGTTTTGGCTTAGCCCCTTTTGAGTGTAAACTTGACGGATTTCCCCATTCGTCTAATATAGATATTAAATATTCTTTTACGGAATCTGATAATGGCGTAGTTGCGCTGTTGTCCAAATACACGGCCATATTTCATTTATACTCCTTATTTTATTTCAACAGGTTTTCGCTGACACCATTGATGATATAATTCATTCATTTCCTTTGACTTTTTCCAAATAAACACAACTCTGTCATCTCTCCCGGGTGATACATCCATTAGTTTACCTTGTGAAAGAGGAGAAGATAAATAGAAATGATTTTGTTTCATATTTACTATGACCAGAGAATCTTCCATATCATAATAATGTTTAAAAACTTCACTGTATTCTCTCATTTATTTTTCCTTGCTTTATTTTCGTAAAAAATAGGGAATATATCAAACGGTGAACGAATGAGTATATTCCCCAACTATATAATCACTGTTCACTATTATTTTTTGTTTTTGCCTCTGCTTTTTCAGCAAGTTTTTCTGATTTTGTTTTATTAGACATAATTTCATCAACGACTGCCTTAATATGAGGTTCCAACTCTTTAGGCATAACTGCTTTTTCAAGCATTTCTTTTGCTTTATCTTTTGTAATTTCTTTATTTGTATACTGTTTCACTACAGTAAAAATTTTATAACAATCTATGGTGTCTGCGATTGTTCTCCAGGGAGTAAGGGTTTTTGTACTCTTACATGTAGAACATACATGATACGCTGTTCCACAGATGCTGCATTTTGCATTCATTTTTTGTGCCATATCCCGATTCCTTTCTGTAGATTATTTCATTTGTGTGCAATGCAGATATACCAGACATTGCACACAAAATACTGTATTGGATTAATCCTTATAAACATACACATCGCATAGACGTGCGGTTTCATCACAATATGGTTTCTGAAGTTTATAAGATACCGCATGTCCACCATCTGGTGTAAGACCTACATCGACACTGGAAATATCAATCTGGGCACGAGGGAACTGAATAACACCAATGTACTTGATGTTTGCATCACACTTATTTCTAAAGTAGCAATGCAAACGAAGCGTCCTGACAGGAGGCATTGCATCTGTAGTCTTGGACATGCTGATTGCCTCTTCCATTTCGGCATCATAATCGACAATTACCCTTCCGGCAGTACCAGCATTGAATGTAAGTGTTTTAGATGCTGCGTCAATAGTAAATTTACCATCAGCAAGAGCAGCGGATACTTCAAGAGTCTCGCCAAACTCATTTTCATTGTTGATAAGCTGCACATACTTAATTTCAGCACCGGTTGTACCAACAGGAACATATTTCAAAGTCACTTTATTGCCTACAATTTCAAGTACTTCAGATACAGGAGCCACAATCTTGTTTGCTGCGTCTGCCACTTTCTTTTCGGAGCAGAACTGTTCTGAAAGCAGATCGAAAGAGTGGATTGCATTGGTATAACCAAATGTACCGGTTGCAGCATTATAAAATGTAACAATTTCTGCCCCCTGGGCGTCGGTTACAGCTGTGCCCTCTGAACTAAAATTCAAAGTGGGTTCTTTGACGTTAGTTTGCCGGCTTAGCAGCTGCATAGTAGAAGGATCGAACTCTTCGACATAGCGGACCTTCTCAAATACTACCTCATTAGGATTAAATTTAGTTGTCATATATATTTCCTCCTTATAATAAAAAGGGGAGTGCCGATCAACTCAGCTCTCCCATATAATTGAGTTCCTCTTTTTTGATTTTCTTTAAATCTACACCAAAACCAGAATATCCACTTTGTAATAGAAGATTTGAATTTCTGATTTTATCAATTCGTTTTACACTGTCTGTAAAAGCGAATATATTCATATCCCATACCGTTTGATCATCTCTCTTAAAACCATCAGAATTTACCATCGTTGATATTAGTGGCAACAGATGAGATTTTTTAGGTTCCAGTAATTGTGCTTCATACTCCATTTTTGCATCTTCTATAAAAGCCGTGCGACAGCTTTTTGAACCGGCAACAGCATCGTTACGTTTTAAATTATGTAATGCTCTTAAATATTTAACTATCTCATAATAATCTGATTCATTGAGAGTAATTGTTTTTGTTTCACCATTTTGGGTGATTATTTCTTGTCCTAAATACACTTCACCTTTTTCGTTTTGTAAAAGATTCATTTCTTTTAAATTTAGAATATCACCAAAAATAATTTTTGTCTGTTCTGTATCATAATATTTTCGCAAAAGAGAGTAAAATAATTTATAATCAGAAATTTCGTCAAACGGGATACCTGCTTCTTCAAGTTGCCAGCACAGGTCAATGCCTACAGAACATAATGTATATATCATCGAATAATACTTTAATTCACCATATAAACATATATCTTCCAGAGTTGGAACGTGAATAGATATATAATCGTTGACTTTATGAGAGTGTCCACGATATAAGATAAGCTGATCAGGGATATTTTTATCAACCATAATAATCCTCCTTATTTTCTATTTTGCATCACCTCCGTTGACTTGAATTTCTCATCTGATAAAAGTTTCATTTCCTGTTAAACAAACATTGATTGACCTGTCCATTATAATATTTTGACAAACATGCTTTTACATTTACATGTTCTGGACAATCTATATTTTGAAACATCCCTTTAGAATATTTTTTCTTTTTTATGTATTTTCTTTTTATATTTATACCGTTAAATACTTTGATATTTATCTCTTCAGATGGAGCAATAGATGCCAGGTAGCCAAAAACAATATTTTCTGCCGATTTTAATATTTGACGGACTGTCGCGACATCAATGTCTTCTTTAGCTGCTATTTGATTTATTAAGATATCTTGTGTAACATTCAAATGATTTTCCACCTCCGTATTGTGCTGCATGTGTGATATGATTATCCTTCCTCATATACGCACAAAACTTCTATCGTTATTTACGGCTTAAATATTTTTTGGTGTATTTTTTCAACCGTAAATAACGAGTTGAAAATATTAATTTGTATTGTCCACGGTTTTGTTTTTTCGCCTTCGTTCTCTTTCTTTTTCTGCTTTATATTTCTTCCTATATAGATCATAACAATTTGGACATCGATTTGTTATATTATCTTTTATATCAACCTCAATCCATTCCCCACAATCACTACATGGAATAAATTTTGTTTTTCTTACTTCAATATTATCCTCCAGATTATTAACAACATATTGCCCATAACAGAACCAAAGTAATTGTTTATAGCGTTTTCCTTTTCCGTACAGATATTCTACCAACATATCTGTGATAGTTTCCTCTGAATATCCAAACTTGAAAAATTCTTCACGTATTTTACAGGCAATATATTTAAGATTATCTATGTATTCATCTTTCATATTAATCATGTAACGATACTGCCTATTCAATTCGTCATACAGATCGGACACTTCTTTACTACAGATGATTTGAGGATTAGACATCATATATTTATAATTGATTTTATCTAACTTCAAACCACGAGTGTTAATCGGTTTATTCGGAATTCTATCATATATCTTATTTACAAAACTGCCATTACGATTTTTAACTTGTGACTTTTCTTTTTCTTTTGCATATTCAAAGAAAGCCGGTAATTTGCAATTTGCATATTTAGACACAACAGGATCAAACCATTTTGCTCGTTCAGGCATATATAATGTTTTAGCAGAGTCTATACAGAAGTTATTCTCCATACATAACAATTTCACAACATCAATAGCCTCTTGTTTTTCTTGATCAGTACCAATAAGAAAAACATCATGGTTCCATATTTTAGAAATGTCATTACTGTACAAACCAATATTTCCACTTGTAAATGCTTTGTTTAATCCGGCAAATATTGTTTTATTATTTAGTTCTGTTGGTTCTGCTTTTCTCATATTATAGTAAAGCGGAACAATACCATCCATATTTCTTTCTGCAATTTTAACAAAATCTGGTTGGGCAACAACAAGCGAACGATCACCATCAACGTCAAATTGGAGAATTTTGCTTATTAAATCGTGCGTACTGGTATAAACAGCATTAGTCGTAAACCACTCTCTGATATATTTTGTCCTGTCACCATAAACTTCATCAGCAACATTGAAACGAATGGCATGTTCTTTATACAGATGAGGACTTCTCAGACAATCCACCTTCTCATATCGCTTAAATAACCAACAAAATACTTCTTTGTCACTTAATAAACCAGTAGGCGTATCAATATGTCCAAACCAATATTCACAAGCGGCATAAAAGTCAGGAAGTAAAAATGTGTATTTACCATTGACTTCAAGTTTTCCGCTTCGATATTTTTTCAAAAGACTATTCTTTACTTCGCGGATTACATCTTTAGCATATGAATCATTAAGTAGAGCGGGATACATTTTAACTGCTTTTTGAAAAGCTGTCATGTTTGTGTTATATGGTGTAATCCCCAAAATATCCATCATAGTATCTATAGAATTGCACACATTGCTGATCCGTTCTGCCGATTTTTGTGTCAGTAAATCAATTTCATCATCAGTAATATTTGTAAGTGTCTGAAGCATTTGATAGTTTATCTTTGCATTTTTAATCCTGTCTTCTTCAACATTACATTTACCGGCACTGCAATGATACTTTTTGAAATTGTCTTTATACTCATACCATGAGTCATAATACTTATACATCTTAAATTGAGACTTTGTAAAAATAATTTGTATATCCTCTTTAATAACATCATGTTCCTGGCCATAAATATCTTTGATAATAGGAGAGTAGTCATTAACTTCTATAAACTTCCTGAAATTGAACACACCTAATAATCCCTTAATCCATGGGGCGCGAAACATAAAGTTCTTAGTAGAAACCGATGGTAAGATCATACCTGCCCCATCTGTATGTGGAACCGGTATATAATCGGTTTTCCTTGTAATGGAATAATCCGTTTCGTCTACAAAGTCGAAAGTACCATATACATTAGTCTCAAAATCATCAATGACAATAGATTTATCAATATCAAATTCTTTCCATTCATCAGTGGCAGAATTAGTTAACGCCATATAAGCTAAATGTTTGTTGACATTATTTCCGCCTTTTGAATTTATTTTATCTATTGTAAGACCACACATAACAGTCATTTCTATTTTGTTCCATACAGACTCCTTAATGAAAATAGCTTTTTTCTTACGGATCTGTCCAGCAGAAGATGTAAAATACTTGTATTTCTCGCCTTTATATGTAAATCCATAAAAAGATATATCTTTAAAAACATCAAAATAGTAAACCTGTACTACAATCAAAGCATTTGTTAATTCATCCTGTTTGATACCAATAGTTCTACTGAGAGCAGAATCAAAAACAGATATGATATTTGTATCATTTAAACTATCTTCTTTAATTGTACGAATATGATCTTTACCGTCTGTCAACTCGTTCTGATTCACCTTGTTGGATAGAAGCGTAAGTAATTTATTTTTTGATTCCTTCGCCTTTTCTCGTTTATACTTAATTAGTTTTGCCCAGTGTAAATATTCAGAAACAATGTCATAAGAAGATTCGATGACATCCATTTCTTCCGTCTTGTCATTTTTTAGATTCTTAATATCATCTTCCGTATATCCACACTGTTTTAGTTTTTTTTCAAGTTCTGGCAGTTTATTTTGGACATAATTACGTTCTCTGCGATATTTGCAATTCATGTCATGCAAATATTTTTCGTGATTACTATAAAAATGTCCGGTATCTACAGAATACATATTGTATTGTTTATCAAGCAACCTATCAGCCTCCTTTCATTATTCCTTACCCAATATTTACATCCTGTTTCTTTTTCCATTGTTCCTCCAGTCTTTGATCAGAAATAATTCGTTTGGCGATTGGTGAGCCGTATGTATTATTTTTGCCTCGATTCTCTGTATTGAAATCTGATGGATATATAATTCCCCCAAATTTAGTGTGATCTACTTCGTAAAATCCATATTTGTTAGTTTTTTCTGTCATTAGTTACTGTAATTTCTCCTTTCCTGTTTAAATTTGATTGCTGTTTTAATTTCCATAGTTTTATTTCTCCTTTTTTGGATGAAAGAGCGGTAGTGGTGATAATAATTATTTCTACATTTTTTATTTCTTCTTCTGTTTTAAAACATAAAGACTGGTCTAACATCATATACTGATATGTACACTGTTGACACTATGTACACTTTTTGCTATGATGGAGGTATCAAAGGAGATGATAGATATGTTGATGGAACAGGCTACAACAGTAAGAAAACAATGGAGTGCTGTTTGCGATAGTGTTATTCACGAAAAACCTAAATTCATCAAACGCACACGAGACAGAATGTGGTTTTCTAACTTGGAAACGATATCTGATATTTTACAGGTATATCAGTTTACTGTATTGAAATATATAGAAGACGATGGTTCCATAACATTTTCTCTTAATGAAATTGATCTTGTGGAAAATGGCAAAAATGAACAGGAAGTTCGTCTGAATATGGGAAAAGCAATATTAGAGTATGCTTTGGATTATTATAATGAGTACGAAATGTATTCGCGTAGTCCAAATAGAAAGAAACATATCCCTTATATTTTTAAAGCATTGATTATGGATGATCCTGAAAAGATAGGAGATATGTTACAATGCCAAGATGGAAAGAACTAAAGAAATTTTGCGATAGAGATGGATGGGAGTTATATAAGGATACTGATCATTATTTTTATCGCAAAATAGATGATGAGGGAAATATTAAACTAACAAAAGTTTTAAAAGTATTTTAACAGTAAAATATGAAAATGAGGCATAAGGCATTTGGAGAATAGTTATCCAGATGCTTTAAAATTATTGTGCTTTTTCAAATTAAAATGCTGTTTTTATTTATTTAGAGTAGAACAAAGGGATGATATTTAAAGTTTGATGGTTTCGGCTAAGAGAGGTAAACAATATGAGTCATTGCAAAGACAGGGAATTTTTAAATTTCCTTTTGGATCGATTTAAAATAGAAAAAGAGAAGTTTGACCGATCTGGCATATATGCATATACGCAGCGTTTACTTGCCTATAATTCAAATAAGATTGAGGGGAGTACACTCACTGAGGAACAGACAGCTTCATTGTTTGATAATGGAACTCTGCCAAAATCAGATGATTATTATAGAGCAAAAGATGTTGAGGAAATGAATGGGCATTTTCTCATGTTCAATAAAATGTTAGACACGTTAGATGAGCAGCTGTCACAGGAACGGATAAAGCAATTCCATTATGAGTTGAAGTCAGGGGTATTTGAGGATCGTGCTAACGGATATGCTATTGGAGATTATAAGAAGCGTCCTAATATGATTGGAATGTATCAGACTGTGAGGCCAGAGAATGTAGCTCAAGAAATGTATTTATTAATGGATTGGTATTGTAATCAGGACGTGAATATTTCTGTGTTAGCTGAGTTCCATGCCAGATATGAGAGCATACATCCTTTTCAAGATGGAAACGGTAGGACAGGCAGATTGATCCTTTTCAGAGAGTGTCTGAAGAATGGAATTGTGCCGGTTGTGATTGAAGATGCGAATAGAAATGAATATCTGGAGGCTTTAAAAGAGTATAGAGAAGAAAAATCTCTGTATAAGTTGATTAATCTTTTTGAAAAAGAGCAACGGTTTTATTTAGAGAAGTGCGAATATTTTATGTAAAGCTACGATTGACATTGTGGATACCATAAAACCAGTATATAATTTTAAAGCTGGTGGTGAATAGGTTAATAACAGAAGGATTTTAATAATGAGTCCGATAAATGGGACAAAAGTGATGTGATCTTTCCTTGACAAAACCAAACATATGTTCTATACTTGTTCTTGTCAGGAAAAACAAAATATAAAAAAGACCTCTCCTCAAACGGTGCTGCAACACCATCGGACAGGCCTTCTACATAAGAGCAGAACGCTCACTTGTATTTTACATAATATACATATTTTGGTCAAGTGGTAAATTCAGGCGGTTCTGCAAAAGTTTTTCAAAGTAAATGAAGAATAACTGAATAAAGAAAATATTGGGCATTCGCCAAGCGGCAAGGCACGACACTTTGAATGTTGTATACACTGGTTCGAATCCAGTATGCCCAGTTAATTCGGTGTTTTAGTTACACTGTATTTTTTATACCTGTTTTTAGGAAATTTATAAGAGGAGCATGGAAATGAATTATGTAATTAAAAATCATAAGAATGTGTACATACGGCTTAATAAAAATGGTGCGGCCGTGACATGTGCTGAACATGAAAAAACACTGTTTGAAGAGCAAAAAAAGAAAATTTACATATCGAATGGCAGAGGAGGATGAGACAGAAGATGTTGTGTAAGAGATGTATGGCAGTAATGAAATCCGGAACTTTATACGAACAGAAGAATGATAATAAAAAAGGCTACAGGAGGTATGATGAATGTCCTAAATGTCATGATAAAGTTTTTAATAACCTGCCTAATTTTCAAGAAACTTTAGCTAAGGAAACTGAGAAAAAAGATAATATATAGATTATAAGAGGGGTGTATCAATGGAACAGATATTAATTGCATATTATGATGATAATGCCAAAAAACTTCACAGGATAGTGGATAAGATTTTATTGAAATTTGGTGGATTGGCAGAAAAGGATCGGGATGATTTTTATTCATTGGCAAATGAAGTATTTGTGGATGTAATGAAGAGATATGATAGTTCTCAGACATTTGAAACATTTTTGTATTCTTGTTTATTGAATAAAATCAAAACAGAAATGACAAGAAGAAACCGTGAAAAACGTAAAGCAGATAGAATGTCTATTTCCATTGATACGTTGATTGGAGATGATGAGAATACCACTATTGGTGATATGATTGCGGATACAGTTACTATTGAAAAAATATTGTTTGAAAAAAATGAAGACAGCTATAGTAATAGAATGCTTTTGTATCTTAACAGGCTTTCGGATTTGCAAAAAGAAGTATTAAGGCTTAATATAGCTGGGTTTCTTCCAAATGAGATCAGAGAAGAATTATATATAAATGAAAAAGAATATGTAGAATGTTATGCTGCTATTCATTCATATAGAAATATTTCCTTACTGATTCAGTAGATGATTAATTATTAGGAGGAATTTGAGAATGGCGAGACCTAGAAAACAAACATATACATTAGATATGTATTTAAGAAAGAACAGAAAAGGTGACATTGATAATAATGCAGATGTTCAGAGAAATTTTGTATGGAATAATGAACAAATCAATGAACTGGTCGTAACTGTACTTACGGATGACTACATTCCTCCTATCATTCTTGGAGAAGAAGAAAATTCAAAGTTACATATAGTAGATGGTGGCTGCAGAACAGCAGCTTTAAGAAAATTTAGAGAGATGAATTATAAAATTACGTCATCTATAGAAAATTCTTTGATTCCATACAAAAAGAAGGTGACAGATGAAAATGGAATTATTTTATATGAAGATGCAATATTTGATATACGAAACAAAACATATGAGAAGCTTCCGGAAGAATTAAAAGAAAAGTTTGATGAATACCAGATAGAAACGGTTATTCATGAATCTTGTGATAGCCATAAAATCTCGAAGTATATTAAACGCTATAATAATCACGTGGCAATGAATACGGATCAGAAAGCCTTCACTTATATTGATAGATTTGCGAGTCGTATCCGTAAGATTTTGGATAGCAAATTTTTTGTGGTATGCAATTATTCAGAAAAAGATAAGACAAAAGGAGCTCTTGAGAGAGTTATAGTGGAGTCAATGATGTGCATGAATCATTTTGATAACTGGAAACCACAGCCTAAAGCAGCTTGTAAATATCTGAATGATAATGCTACGGATGATGAGTTTAATGCATTTGTTGATAACTTACATAGATTAGAGAATATTATAACAAAAGATATTAAAGGGGTATTTAATAAAAAGGATTCATTCATTTTTCTGACTTTGTTTGACAGATTTTCTAAGTTAGGCTATGAAGATATAAAATTTGCAGAGTTCTTACGAAAATTTGAAATGGAATTTAGAAATACAAAAAGAAATGAAAGAAAATTATTCTATGATGACATTGACAAAGATACAAGCACCAAAGGAAAGCAGGTTATCACTGACAAATTGAATATGCTCGAAAAATTAATGATTGATTTTTTGCAGATTGATACAGAATTGAATCAAGAAGATGATGAAGTTTTTATTGCTGAGGTTCTCAATATGGATGTTGGGTCTTTGCATGATGATATGGATTTCTATAATGAAACACTGGATAAATTGGAAGAAAAAACTTTAAAGGTTGGCTCGAAATTACTGGATAAAGAAAATAGAAAATCTTTATTGTCAATGGTAGTTTATTCATTTATTGAAGATGTTGACTTAGATAAATGGTTTGCTGAGTACGCAAAAAATACCGATAGATATTGCATTGATCAGAAGCAGAATTATTTGCGTATGAAAGAAAGTTTTGAACAATATTGCAGAAAACATAAGAAGAGAGCATATTGAGAAAATTGAGTGGGTAAGACCCATTGAAGGCGCAGATAATATTGAACTTATTGGAGTCCTTGGATGGATTTGTATCGCAAAAAAAAGAATTTAAGCCAGGAGATTTGGCTGTATACATTGAGATTGATAGTAAATGTCCTGAGTCGGATGAGAGATTTACTTTTTCTTCAGAGGGAGGGTGTCGATATCCAAAGAAATATGAACATGGTGAAAAGCAAAATTTTGTGAAAGGATTTTTACATATGGGATTAACGGCTAAGCCAGCAGGTAAGATGAGAAGTATTACAAGAAAGTTAGAAAATATTTGGTCAGTTTTGTAGTAATTTTTTCGGATGGCTCATGTTGGAAAAGAAAGTAGATTTATTCTTCCCGGAAGAAGATAAGGTGATCGAGTATATCAGAGAATGTGCCGAGAGATCTGGTAGTAACAATTAAATATTTCGCACGGTTATCCGTAGACAATTCCAATAATTACAACTGAACAGTTATATCCGTTTCTGGGTGGCACAGCATACCCTTGGCTTAAATTACGCTGAAATAGGCCATGAACCACTGATAAACATAGAATTTACATAGAGTTAATTTTTTGTTCCAGTCTGAAAAGGCTGTTGAAGTTATATAATTTTTTCAATCATAAGGAGGAATGCTGTTTAATGGCACAAACAAGATTTAATTTTACAGGAACAGTAATGTTTCCCAAGAAGGACGAAAAACGACCATTTGTTAAAGCGGGCGAGTTTGATGAGAAAGACAAAAATGGGAAACCAACTGAGTGAGAAAAAAGTAATCAAAACTATGAATGCTGACAAGGACAAAAATTAGATTTTATGGGACAAGTGATATATAAAATAAAGGATTATTCAAAAGATTTTTTACTAAAACATAAATTTAAATATAGTAGTTATCTGAGTGAATATGGAGACGATGTTTATACATATAAATTCCCGCTTATCTACAGTATAAAAATACCTGTAATAGAATGTGAGATATCTGTTTCAGCAGTAACTGGTGTAGTTAATTTAAATATCTATAAGGCAGGTACAAAAGAACTATATCCACCATATTATGATAAAGAATATGGAAACTATAAAAATATTTTGAAACTTATTGATACAAAGATAAACAGAAAACTTAAAGAATTGGGAATAAAAAAATATGAATATGATATTAACATCAGATTGGTGAAGAGCTCTATTTAAAACCAATAGCAGGGGCAGGACTAAAAAAGATATTGCATCTATTGTCACCTTGTTATAGAATGGCTATAGAAGGAAGGAATTGTACAACAGAATCCGTGTCAAGATGAACGTGGTTAATATATGTTAATGTATGTAGTCAAAATGTGGTCAGAAAATATAAAAGGTGCTTAAAAGGTAGGAAATATGGGGGGTTAACGAAATTGAGTATAGTATCGACTCCCGCCGAATCCATTTTTTCAGTAAGGATAAAGGGGTAGCATATCATGGCAAAAACGGTAGTGGAATCAAAATTTTCCAAAGGGAAAGTCAACAACGAGATCGAGCTGTGTAAAGTGAACGATAAGGCGGCGAAGACGGCGATCGAAAGAGCGCTTCTGGGAGAACGGATTTCCTATTTTATCAAGTGGGAAAAACCGGGCTTTTTTTCTCCTGAAAAAAAGGACAGCTGCATTTTCTGTGTCAATGAATGGCAGGTAGAGGCGGCTGAAAAGGCGATCTCCGATCTCGGGGAAGAGATGGAAAGTAAGATCAAGTATATTATGAAGCGGATCGAGAAAACGCTTTTTTGACAGGAGAATCAATATGAATTATTTAGCACCTTCCATACTGTCGGCAGATTTTTCCAGACTGGGTGAGGATGTGTCGGTGGCGGAGGAAAACGGAGTTGCCATATTACATATCGACGTGATGGACGGTATGTTTGTCCCCAGCATTTCGCTGGGGTTTCCGGTGATCGAGTCGATCCGCAAAAAAAGCGGGATGGTTTTTGACGTACATCTGATGATAAGGGAGCCGGAGCGCTATATAGAGAGATTTGCGCAGAGCGGAGCGGATATCATCACGGTGCACGCCGAGGCGTGTACGCATCTGCACAGGACGATCCAGCAGATTCGGCAGACCGGCAAGAAATGCGGTGTAGCGTTAAACCCTGCCACGCCTCTGTCTGCGCTTGATTATGTGCTGAAAGATTTGGATATGGTTCTTCTCATGACGGTAAATCCCGGCTTTGGCGGTCAGTCCTTTATTCCGGCAATGTACGAAAAGATTCGGGAACTCAGAGGGCGGATAGAGAGGGAGAGTCTGAAGACAGATATCGAAGTGGACGGCGGTATCAAGGTTTCCAACACTGGGCGGGTGCTGGAGGCCGGAGCCAATATACTGGTGGCGGGTTCCGCTGTTTTTGAGGGGGATATTGCGGCAAATATCAGAGAGTTTCAGAAAATATTGTAA